ACTATTCGTTTACTTCACAATCCTACAGAGAGCGTGACATACGAAGGTGCTTTGTTTTTCGATAAAGACAAGGTCACTACTAACAGTGTCATACCTGCGCTGGTAGTAGGTGCTGAGAACGGCAACCAAGCCCTAGTGTTATCGCAAATAAAAGATGCAAACAAGGGTACTAGGTACGGATTAGAGAATCTGAAGGGTAACAGATTAGCAGATATCGGCTTCACTGACAAAACTATCCGTTTTGCTCAAAAAGTGGGCGTGGGCTTGCGAACTTCTGACCTTGCTGTTAGAGTTGCGAAGGCTAACACCAGTTCAATTAACGGTGTAAGGGCTAGATTACCTAGTTCTACCTTCCTCGCACAAGATTTCTACGGTGTAGAGGCCTTTAGTGCACTAAGATATCTTGCAAAACACGATGGATACAGTCCAAAGAGTGATAGATTTGGAAATCTGTGCTATTTACCTCAGAATCGAATAGAAAGAGAGTACTTAGTGACTGAAAGCAGAGTTTTGGGCGGTACATCCGACGATGACAATGAAACTACACCTAACAGGGTAGTAGTTAGAGGCAAAGCAAGGGCTAACAACCACAAAAACATCGTACAAGTCGACGATTTTGGCCGCCAAGAGACTGGTATAGTCGAAGTACCCGGTGGTATACACGCACCTACTGCTGTAACCAAGGCTAGCGCTAGAATCATAGGTCAGAGGATGCTAAAGATGGCTAAATCAGCAACAGGCTCTCGCAGATTGACTGATGTAGTATCTGCCACTCACATGCACCCCGGTGACATGGTATCTTACCAATCAAGAACTGATAATGACAGATATATGGTATTAGGTAGTCGAATAAATTTGGATAGTCAACTGAGCGAACTCTATGTTAACTCAGTTGACGTATCATTGGAAGATGTACTACAAAGATTCCAAGAAATCGATGTAAGCGGTAGTTTGGAAGACAACGAAGAGAGAAACAGGCAGTTCTCCACTGAAGAATTCTCTACTTCTTTCGGTTTCAAGTTCAAAGTAACTTGGCAAATATCAGAAAGAGTGGATATGAACCGTGGAGTTGGATTTAACATAGGAATGGTAAGACGTAACAGTATACACGGTCGTCTTCTGCTAGAAAGTACAGGAGTACTCATCAACAATTCAGGAGGTCATGCTATCGGCACCACATCCTTTACGGTAGATGGCGTAGACGCAACCACTGTGTTTACCACTGATAATCAAGCGGTATACACCGCTAATGGTAACAAGTTGGGCCATGTCACTTCTGCTTCTGTAGGTGCTACCACAGTTGTGATAAAGTCTGCAAGTGTACACGCTGTTGCTGACGATGAAGAACTATTCATACTATCATCTCAGAGTTTCCCTGAGAGTGATAACAATCACCTGAAGATTGGTGTAAATCAGAGTAATTATCTAAAGACGAGGAGAGGTTGATATGCCATTATTAGACGAAGGAACTAGGTTCATGATTGATACCTTGAAAGACAGAATAAACGAAGTAGTGTTTGGATTCGATGGCACTATAGCAACACAGCAAGACGGTGGTATAGGTAACCCTGCTACAGTAGTAACTCCTACTGTTAGGGTAATAGACGACAATACTCTAGTGGTAGAAGCGAAATTAGCATTAGACACTTCGTTTACCCGACCACTGAAGGAAGTGGTTGTTCGCTACAAAAACCCAGCCGACTCCACAGATACGACTGACTTTATGCGATACACTTACAACGCTATTGAAAAGACTAACAATAACGAAATACAATTCTCTGCAATAATAGAGGTGACAGCATGACGAATCCAAAAGCAGGTCATACAAGCGCAGCCGGAATGTCGACAGACTCTCAAGGTTTGAGAGATGGAGATGGATTGACCAGTCCTAGTTTAACTAACTTGTACGAAGGACTGCATGGTAATGGTATCATGCGACTAGGTGACGGGGCTAAGGGAGATTCTCTTAGAAACAGCATCGTAGCCAATACTCCGGGCTTCATAGAAATGACTGCTACTCAAGGCGAAGTCAAGGTTTACGGCGGATACTGTGTGTTAGACGGGGTGATGTATCAGTTCGCAAACGGTCCCGGTAGTCATGAAACATTCATCATAGGTACAACCGGTGCAGGTGCTAACCATAGTGGAGATTTACCTAGCGTACCTGCTGCTAACAGTGACGTGTTCGTGGTAGTTTATCTAGTAGGTAGAAACACACCTGAGGCTCATCTGATGTACGAGATGGGCACACCTGCTGCACCAAGTAGCGGTACGCCTCTGATACCGAACAGATTCTTAGTCAATCCTAGCATAACTGGTAACACTGATAGCAATCATCAGACTACTGTCATTGCCACTCTGAGATTTCAAATGACGGGTGGCGCAGGTAGTGTTACATCTTCTCTTAGTACTAACCCTACCATACACGACAGAAGGACATTCATCCGCTCTTCTCCTGTATACCTGACTCCTATGACTAAAGGTGCAATAGGTAACGTGGATTCGGGCAACATAGTAACCGACCCTGACGGTTTCTTTGTATCTCCTGAAGACGGAGACTTCAGCGGCAGTACCTTCGGAGCAATATGGCAGACCCATGCATTAGACCAAAGCGGTAACAAGCACGGTGTAATCATGGCCGCCATACCTAGAGACTTACACGCTACACCGGTTACCAATACTCATGTACTAGGCCCTGACAGATTAGCGGTTATTACTACAAGTAGTAACTTGACCTTCAAATTCCATGATGCTAATGTTTGGATAATTACTACAGATGCTGCCCGTACCATCAATGCAATTGGTACTTTCCCGGTAGGTCATACCGTAGAGATATATCACAAGGCAGGTAGCCATACATTACACTTCGACCCTACTTCAGGTGGTCACGGCTCTACCCCTATCAACGTAGACGTAGGTATAAACAAGTATGCCAAGTTCATCTATGATGGTAGTAACTGGCATAAACTCGACCTACACACGGTGAGTTGATGGGTAGACTAATTGACATGCTCAAGCAGAAATGCGAGAACTGTAGTCGTATAGCACTACCTCGCTCTATCTCAGGCAAGTACATCAGTGGTGAGACAGCAGTGTTGCACGAGTGCTCCTTCTGCGGTTACATCAGATTCCATGGTCAACTAGGTTTCAAAGGTAAGCGAAAGCGCAAAGCCGAGCCCATCTCAAAGAGGGCTGGTGGTAGATTCTCTCGCTATCTCAGAAAGCGGGCTGAAAAGTATTAGTCACCACGCTTGCCGATGATGTCATCGATGCGTAGTATACTGATAGTAACCTCACTTGCAGAGTTGATTGCCTGTTTGACCAAACCGAGAGGTTCGTACACGTTAGCGTCTATCATTGAGCAACCTCCACCGTGTTCAATGTCAGGACCAACGTGAGGGTCGCCTGACTTGTGTTCGTTTCTCAGAGTCAGAATAGTATCTAGTGGGTCATGACCAGCGTTCTCTGCAATGGTAGCAGGTATAGACTCTAGTGCGTCAGCGAAGGCATCGATAGCCATTTGCTCACGACCACCTGCTTCTGCTGCACGAGAGCGTAGATATAGTGCTGCATTGAGATAAGATGAGCCTCCGCCTGAAACTATCTGACCACTGTTGTATGCTAAGCAGACTACGCCGAGGGCATCTTCAAAGCCACGCTCGGTTTCGTCAAGCGTCTGCTTTGTAGCACCTCTAAGAATAAGAGTAGTAACCTCTCCTGAGCCTTTGACCACTACATACTTCATATCACCAATTGTCTTACACTCAACATCACATTCGGCTACCTCATGTAAATCATCAGTAGAATGACAGACTGGTGCATTCAGTAACTTAGATAGCGCCGTCATGTCACTCTCAGGTATGCGATGTACCAGTGATATGTTATTACGAGCAAGTGTTGCTGCAACCACTTCATTGACTGAATCTCTGACAAATACAACACCACCTTCGGGTAATAGATTGACAATCAGTTGCGCTCTGTCTACCCACTGCTCACGTCCAGCCTGTTTCTTGTATTGTTGGAATTCTTTGGCTGATGATAGTGACAATTGTACGTTGTCATCATTCTTAGTATCATTTAGCCCGGTGTTCAATAAGATAGCCTTGCCGTTAGGAACAAGTGGCATAGCAGGTAGCATGAATTCCTTGTGTAGTACTACGCCTGAGAAGCAAGAAGAATCTTCCAAACTGCCGCCCGGTTGACACAGTACGTGTATTCTATCAAAGTCTCCACCGGCTTTCTTTACTGCCTCTACACAAAGTCCACTGACATGTTCTATGCTAGATTCCAGCGCTTTGCCTGTGATAGATGTCTTAGCAACATCTTCTAGTCGGTCTGAAGAATCGATTCCCAATGTTTCGATATGTTCTGTTGCCCATCGAGAAGCCTTGCGGTAACCACGACAGATGATGTTTGCATGAAGACCTTTGTTGAATAGTAACTCACTGTTACCAAGTAATTCGCCTGCTAGTACAACTGTACTAGTCGTACCGTCATAGCACATGCTCTCTTGCGTGTTTGCTGCTTCTACTACCATCTTGGCTGCTGGGTGACTGATATCTAGTTCTTGTAGAATGGTAGCGCCGTCGTTAGTTACGATGACATTACCACCTGCATCAACCATCATCTTGTCCATACCCATAGGACCAAGGGTTGTCTTTACCGTAGAAACGGCTCTCTTTGCTGCTCTAATGTTGTGCACTACTGCACTTGTGTTGCTCTCATTTTCATTCATATTTTTCCCTCTCCATTGTTGGAATGTATTACCAGTCTACCTCGTACTCTTTCACGTTTCCAGTGTGTCTGCACCGTGCTTTGACAAAGCCTTCGTTTACGCCATGTTGCCATAAATCGTAGACCAGTTCAGCATCTTTGAGACAGTACTCAGCGACTTTGCTATAGTTACCCTTACGCCATTCGATAGGCGCATCGTGACTGTTCATTAACTTGCCTTTTGACAGGGTGTGATAACAAGCATCTGACAAAGGTACGGCGTGTCCTACTATACTTTTGAGCAGGGCCGACGTATCGAATACCTGTTCTTCTGACTTAGCCATGATATCACCCGCAGTCCAGCAATCTAGTGCATCACGGATAATAGGTAAGTCGAAATTTTTCAGATTGTGACCTAGTACCATACCACCTTTTGCAACGTGGTCGGCTAAGTCATCTCCTAGAATCTTAGGATGTAGTTTCTTGACAACTGTATCTTCAGGTAAGTACTTCGATACTGATTCGTTAGCGTACACAGT